AAATAAAGGTGATGTCTAGGACTACCATCAAAATAGAAATCTTCTTTCATCCACTTTGTGTCCAAACAATTTCTTAAATAATTTGTATTAGCCTCATCAATGATCTGGTTGTATCTTTCTTTATTCATCTTTATCATCTATTTCTAATTCATACATCTTTTCAAAGATTCTTTTCTCACATAACCACTTGACTCCATATGGCCCAAACACCAAATAATCTTCACCAAACGATCCGATTTCTCCGTTTAAAAAAGGTATTTTACCCACCATTTTATCTTCATCACCTTTCTCAAATATTTTGGCCTGAATGTAGGTGACACGTCTATATGTTTTCATCTTTATCTTTGTTTTAAATATACTTCTTTACCTGTAGAGATATCGGTTGTATATGGTTTATATTGTTGGCAACATCCACAAATATTTTTCTTACTCCATTCAGTTTTCCACTCAATATAATCATTTTCATTAAGGAAAAATCCATGATTTTGCATTAACTCCGGTATATCAAACACAGACGAATATGGATGATATCCGTTTCCATTATTTCTGAATCCACTACCGTGTTTAACACTACCAAAATGATGTTTTTCAAAAGCAACTGACCCACGAGTTTTAAGATAAACTATTTGTTCATCCTCAAAATCATCAAGTGAATATATTTTCTTAAAATCATTCATCTTTATCTTTGTTTTGGTATTCTAAATGTATCTGTCATATAAGTAATCATAGTTGTATCCGTAGAACACCTACCATTCAAATTAATATGTTCTGTGGTTAAAACGATTGTGTCTTGTTCTACATAGACTGCACCATAAGCGTCACAGTTTGCGTTTTTACTTGATTTACATGCAACAAGTAAAGGTAAAATAATTAATAGTTTTTTCATATTTGTGTTCTAAGATATCTTGAAAAACGATTTGTTGTATATTTCCTCCCAGCCGGATCCAAAAACGGAGATTCAACTTCATCATGCCACTCACTATACGGACGAGCATGAAATCCTCCAAAGGAAAGTGAACGGTAAATTACAAGTTCTTCATTTGTATCTGTATGGTTACACATACAAACAATTTCGTATTGGCCTCCTTTATAGTGTTGCCATTTTTCTCCTGGTTGTGGGTATTGTTTATTTGCCATTGACAATTCGTTTTTCTAGTAAATTAATTAGTGACTGTACTTCTTCAAACTTATGGAAACGAATCTGTGGATCTGAATCAAAAAATTCAACATACCAATCTCCATTTTCCGTTTCATCAGAAGAATTGCTTATAAACGAAAATCCGGTAGCAATGGTGTATGTGTAATAGTGGAAAGGAACCTCTGGATCGCTATCTTCGATAAATTGTTCGAAACCTAACAATTGTATTTCTCGTTCTGTCATAACCTATTATAATAATTTATTCTATAATTTCAAAATCTACATCTGGTACCGTTTCGCAAAACATGAAATGTGTCTGTGTTCGTAACACGTGATCCGCCCCTACGGCGTGCATGTATTGTTGCACAATTTCCATGTCGGCTGGATCGTCAAATGTACGTGCAAAGTGATGTATTGGTTTTTGTGATAGTATTAGATACGCAGTATCATTGTGTTTGTATACTGGTCTCATCGAGTATAGCTTTGAAACACACAAACGAATTCTAAATCTTCATCTGTCATTGTATTGAATACTTGATGAAATGCTCCTGTGGGAATTAATACGATGTCTCCTGCATGTACAGGAATTTCAGTTTCATCTAATTTCATTATGCCGGTACCGGTTTTGAAAAAGTATACTTCTTCTAATCCTTCGTGGCTATGCCCGCCTGTTTTTTGTGTAGGATATAGTATTGTCTTGGATAAAGTTAAATTATCTAAGAATTTATTATCAATTACTTGATATACGTCAGTGTCGCGAATGATCTCTCCGCAGATGTCTTCTTGGCTTACTTTCATTTTAAATGCCTTTAAAAGTTCTTATTTGACCCACTCGTCTAAACCTAACACAATTGCATCAGATATATCTAAACGTGGATTTTCTTTCATGTGTTTTAGTGCCCATGTAACTACTTCGGCAGTTAATTTAAAGTCTTCAGCTTCCCGCAATACATGTTCCACGATGTCCAAAGACCGATGGATATCCTCCACCGGCTTCAAACGTCGTTTTGCTGTAATCTTTTTTAACTCTTTAAATAGTCGCTGTTCCATTACATCATCATTCCTGGATCCATCGCTACATCATCTTTTGTAGGCTCATCCACAATTACACATTCTGTCATCAATACCATCGATGCGATGCTAGCTGCATTCTCAATGGCTATTCTAGTTACTTTGGTTGGATCAATAACGCCAGAAATATATAACTTCTCGTATGTACCGGTTCGTGCATTATAACCATAATCTGCAGATCCTTCCTTAACACCCTGCACAATCACAGCTCCTTCGCCGCCGGCGTTTGCTACAATGCATCGCAATGGTTCTTCGATTGCACGCTTTACAATTGCAATACCAATATTCTCATCTTCATTGGTGCTTTTTAGCACGTCTAATGCACTAATACATCTGATTAAAGCAACGCCCCCACCCGGTACAATACCTTCTTCCACTGCTGCTCTTGTTGCCGCCAATGCGTCATCTACACGGTCTTTCTTCTCTTTCATTTCAGTCTCGGTTGGAGCTCCGATATAAAGAACTGCTACACCACCTGACAGTTTAGCTAAACGTTCTTGCAGCTTTTCTCGCTCATAATCAGATGTTGCTGATTCTATTGCAATTCGGATTTGACGTACCCGTTCCTTAACATCATCAGATTCACCATCCCCATTAATGATGGTGGTTCTGTCTTTTGTAATCTCAACCTTTTCGGCACTACCTAAATGATCTAGAGTAGCATCTGCAAGTGTCAATCCTTTTTCTTCTGAGATAACAGTACCACCTGTTAGTGCGGCTAGGTCCTCGAGCATTTCTTTGCGCTTATCACCAAAGCCTGGTGCTTTAACTGCTGCGATCTTAAGTGCTCCTCGAATTCGATTCACAACAAGTGTTGCCAATGCATCACCATCCAGATCTTCAGCAATGATCAACAAGCTACGACCTGTCTGAACTACTGGTTCTAGTATAGGCAGTAATTCTTTCATTGAAGAAATCTTTTTATCTACCAGCAAGATGCAAGGCTGTTCCATTTCAGTAATCATTTTTTCTTGATTGGTTACGAAATATGGAGACAGATACCCTCGATCGAACTGCATACCTTCCACAGTTTTAACTTCAGTTTCGGTTCCCTTTGCTTCCTCAACGGTGATCACACCATCATTGCCAACGACTTTCATTGCCTCTGCAATCAGTGATCCAATTGCTTCATCATTGTTTGCGGATATTGTTGCAACTTGTTGAATACGGTCTGTGTCGGTTCCAACCTCAGTTGACATTGCTTTTAATTCATTAACAACACACCCAACTGCTTTATCCATTCCTCGTTTAAGATCAATTGGATTAGCACCGGCTGCTACACTTTTAAGACCCGATGTAACTAGTGCCTGTGCTAACACGGTTGCGGTGGTAGTACCATCTCCAGCAACATCTGCAGTCTTAGATGCTACCTCTTTAACCATCTGTGCACCCAAGTTCTCAATTGGATCTGACAGTTCAATTTCTTTTGCAACAGACACACCATCCTTTGTAACATGGGGACTGCCAAATTTTTTACCAATCACAACATTGCGTCCTTTTGGACCTAGAGTTGTTTTAACTGCATTAGCTAATGTATCAACACCAGCTTTTAATTTTGCTCTCGCATCTGAATTAAATTCGATTTGTTTTGCCATAGACTTTTTATCCTTATAACTTTTTTTGATATTATAATAAAAAATATGTTATAACACAATTTTTTGCGCGTGATCTAACAACATTTTTGTATTTTTCCATGCATTGCATCCGATTCTTTTGCCTTTGCCTTTAAGTTGCATATCAGCATAGAAGTTTACATCATAGCAGTTACCTGTTTTATCGTAATTTAAAATGGCATTGCTATAAAACGTTTCTGAATTAATAACATAAATTGCATTTGCCGGAGCATGATGAAATGATATGGTATCACACTTTCCTTGTTTGTTTTCGCCAATGTTCTTTGCGGCAGCAGATGTCTTCCGGATTGCTAACTTTTTGTGTTCATTGCGAATACCATTATCAAATAAATGATCATATCCATCTGCATTGGCTATAACACCTTTACATCTAAAATGATTTTCAAGATATGGTAACACAACCTGCTCGGATATATGTCCGGAATTAACTGATAATGCATCGCCGGATTGCATGAATAGTTCAATCATTTCATCAGTAATATGATTGCTAACATATACCGGTAGCATAACTACCCGGCCGTTCTTTTGTTCTCTGTGCGTATTCATTTATTTTTCAATTTCTAGAAATTTAGAATTCATTGTCTTTGCCACATCAATCATGTTCTCAGGTTGAATGAACGATGCATCGGTACCGTACATATAAGTGAATACCTTTTTAGTGGAATGGTGTGGAGTAGATTCACATATAAAATAACTAATAATGTTAAACCCATGTTCGCGGAACTCATTGATAGTCTTCTTAGTAAAATCTTCTGGAGACATATGCATACCAGATACTACGGTCGGTGCACCATCTGAATAATTTATAAAGATAACTTCATCACTTTTGCTTTGAGTTCTCAACAATGGCTCGATGCTTTTGAAAGAAACCCCTTCCGGCGTACAACCATAAACATCTAGATATTTAAAGTAACTCTGTATCTTGCTCATTTTGTCAGTGGCCGAATCATACGCCATGATAGTAACACATCGGTCATGTTTACCACCAAATCTAGATGATGTTCCGCGAAGTGATATTTGAACTCGAATGCCAGTTGTCATAGATGCTGCTTGAGCAATCGCGATTGCAGAGATCAACGCCTTATCGAATTTACCTCCACTCATTGACCCCGAAGCATCAATTGAAATGTGAATAAAATAATTCTTGTATCTATCAGTTACAATTTTATGAAACACATTAGCATTGTCATATCCTAACTGAGACACCAATCGTCTATCAATTTTACCATTCTGCAAACGAGTAGTTTTCAGAGTGCGATCTGCATTTCGAACCTGCAATTTTGCTCCGAGTTGCTTGCCTAATAATAGGCCTTTTGTTACTACACCTTGTCGTTTCTGGAAGCGTCGAGCTGTGTATGTATCACTAGATAAATCAACTTTACCATTAACTACATCATCTGATCCATGATGGAATAGATCCGACATATTACATATAATACCGGCAGTTAATTTTTTAATCACAATAGTAGATACCATTGCACTGTTACCAGCACCGGTTGCGACATTTACAACTTCGGTGCCAGATTCTTTAACTGCAGCTACTAGTGCGGCCTCTTGTTTAGATAGAGCACCATCCTTCTTGACATCGCCACTTAGAAAAGACTTTTGCTTTTCAATTGCCTTGTCAAGTTTCTGCCGTTCTTTATCCGATAACAATTCCGATGCCGTTTGTTCTGCCATAGCATCTGCTAGGCCGGGGACGCGTTCATCTTCATCTTCGAGGTCATCATCTTCGCCATCCCAATCTTCATCGTCCCGGTCTTCATCTTCGTGATCTTCATCTTCGTAGTCTTTATCATCTGCATCATCTCGATTAGCACTAGGAGCGACAGGACCGGGTGAACCAGGCTCTGCATTATCATCTGGCGTATCATTCTCTTTATCTACTTCTCCGTTCAGGAACTTCTTTTGTTTTTCAATAGCAGACTGTAACACAGATGCATCCGTTACTGCACTTTGCATTATTCGATACACCCCAATCGCTAGTACTAATGCATCCTGAGTATTTTGCAAACGATTGATTCTGGATAAATCTATCAGATTCCAGATATTGCGAAGTCGTTTCAATGTATTGATATTTCTGCTAGGATTAGTGAAGTTTATGATATGAAACATATAGCATTCATAATCTTCATCGCACTTAACATTTTCGCGAAGTGCCTTGTCAATGATCTTGTCATTGAAGTACTTATCATACATTGCTTCGTAATAAACTCGATATCCTGGAGCATTCTTATACATGATGTAATCAATGCGACGATCCTCGATCCAGTTAAGCAAATCTTTAATGATCCCAAACTCTCGTTCTGTCATGGTCATATCAGGATCTACTCCATGCATACGAACTATGTTTGCCATCTTGGTGTTTGACAATGAATTAACTGAATTCCCACTCGTTGATTTGAACATTCCAAAATCGGTATATGCAATATGCGATCCTTCATGCAATGCCAATCCAACCGCAGGGTCAAAATTCTTGCCATCTAGTTTAGTACCTATCACAACATGATTGCCATCGGTATAACTATCACCACCACGTTTATTAAAAAGCACTGGGATCTGTTTGCCGGTAACGATATTCACAAAATTACCAATAGCTCGTTGAGCAGCTGCTAACTTAGTTACATCAGTCTGGTTGCGATCTTGGTTGAATTCAAATGAATCTGACATCCAGAATTTAGAAGCTTCTTCACGATAACCTCCAAAACCGAATCTTGAACTAACCGCAGACCTTACACGAATATTTGATTGTTTTTCCATAGTTCTCTTTTATACTATAAATATAAGAAATTAAATGATATAATCCAACCAGATTATAGAAAAAGAGACAGGTCGTGCCGGTTCTTTTCAGCCGTAACTGTCTCTTTTGAGCTATGAAAAAGAAATTAGAATGGGTTATTTGCTTCGGTGGCTTCACCTGTATTGAAAATATCATTATCGGCCGTTGCCATATGTTTCTGGATAATCTGCTTAACAAATGTCCTTTCAGAGTCAGCGCCTCCGGCTGCATCAAAGAATGGAAGAATAGCAACCTCAGATGCTTCTAACAATGTGAAATCATCTGCTAAAAGATCACAGACACGAACTGTCATACGAGTCGAAATCATAGTGCTCAGTTTACCTTCTTCTGATCTCCATTCTTTGCGTGTTGCGTCTGCAATATCTGCAACTGCATGGATAAGATCATCTGACACTCGATTACCAAACTTGTATTTTAGCAAAGACTTCTCTTGTTCCATTGACAAGATATCAACCTCAATGATTTCGAATCGATCCATAATTGCTCGGTCAATCACACGCGTAGATGTATACTCAGTACCAATATTTGCCGTTGCAATGAATGATACGCCCTCTGCTACGTGAATAGTAGGTGCGTTAACATCTTCATCCAATCTCAGATATCGCTGACCTTCGTCTAGAACTGTCATCAAGATATTCCAAGCCTCAGGGTGTGCACGTGATAGCTCATCGAGCAGAACCACAGCATCCTTTGTCTGAATTGCTTTAACAAAAGCCGATTCATCAAAAGTAGTCTCACCATCTTTAAAGTGAGTGTTACCAATCAAAGTAGATCTAGGATCTTGTGTTGCTCCTAAGTTAAAATAAAAGAATGGGCGACCTGTTGCTTCTGGAAGAGATTTTGCGGCTTGAGTCTTGCCGCAACCTGCAGGTCCTACCATCATGATGTTTTTTCCGCGCAATGCAGATCTAACCAGATACTTCCATTTAGTGTTCGACATTTCCAGATCAGCTGGTTTGATTTCATGTGCCTTGTTAATCAAAGCCAACACCGGATCATTCACAGCATTTGGTTGATCGACGGGGGCTGTAGAGAGTTCAGTTGGGACTTCTGACATCGCAATCCGTTTTGCTCGGTTAGTTTCCGGATTCCATTTAAGTGCCTCTAGATTCTGGGCAGCTAATGCGATCATATCATCGCGGAACATGCTAGTAATGTCAATGTTAGTTCCAACTTCTAATACACGCATACCGTTCTTAGTGACGGTAACAATACCATACAATTCTTTCTTCATAACTTATTTTATTTTTATATTTTAAATATAAGCAAAATAATTGAAGAATCCAAATATAATAAAAACTATTTTTGATATGTGATATGTTATCGAATTACCTGTCTGATAGATCCATCTGAGTATATTTCGAAAAGCACGCCAGTTGCTGTTTCTGGTACTTGTTGTCCGAGGGCATTAATTAGTTTGACTATAACACCGCTATGCGTGTTATCAATAGCAATAGGACCATATGTCTTGAATTGCCCATCTCGGTCAACTTGTGTTAACTGATAGTAATTTATACCTCGTTGAAATGAATTGTCAATGTATGCATAGTTGATAATCTCTGTGCTCCAACCCGCAGCAGTTTTGTTAGCAATGATACTCGTTTCATCAAATTCTCCTGATGTTGATCGCTCTATTAAATAGTAATCCGAGTTATGTTCTGATGCCGTTTTCCACACAATCATATTGCCTTGCTGAGTGTTAGTTCCAACGAATTCAATCATTTCCACAGGCAATGCTGGTAATTCTACTAGTTCAACATTATCAATCCACCATTCTTCGCCGGCTGCGTTTACCCTACAAAAAAGATCAACTGCAATCTGTGTTATACCAGCTGGTAAATTTAGATTAATGAATGTAGGTGATGTTACTCCACCACCGGCTGGTGCTGTGTATATATCGCCTGCAGGTGCAGCGGTATTTGTAAATACTCCGTTTGCAATATGAGTAATAGTACCTGTTGAAGTGTACGGCCATGTAGCATTGCTGTTGCCGGTTATTCTCAATTCAGTTACATATGTTGCCCCGCCATTGGTAGAAATCTGCACGGAAATATAATCTGCAGCATCAACTCCCCGAGAGGTGGAAATAGGATTCGAAAATGCATATGATGCCAATCTAAAACGAAATTGATATGACTTTGTTGGATCTAACCCAGTAACATTGGGAAGCGAATACCAATCTTGTTCATTTGCAGATGTGCCGTTGCCTTGTCCATATATCACAGCACTAGTGTTTGGCGAAACAAATGCATTGGTGAACCAACCTGTGGTAGGTGCTGGCGTGAACCATACTCCTGCCCAGTTCCACGTTTCCATGTAATCGTAATTAATAATGACCTGCGTTCTTGCAAATCCTGCTAAAAATACAAATAGTAGTACTAATTTATTCATCGTTGTTCTTTTTATGTTTGGTTTTACGTGTATACTGTTTTTTGGATGCTTGGGTTCTGGTTACAAACCTGCCATCGAAGAAGCCTTGTTCGCGTTGTGATTCACGCGTTGCTCCCACATACATCCGTATCGTTTCCTGTTTCATATCTTGACTTTGTTTGGTGTAATGCAATTTCATATGCTTTACTCAGATCAAACCGATGATCATGTTTTATTCGATTCACAACTTCAAATACCTGTTCATGTATACCAGATGCGTACGCTTCTAGCATGATTTCTTCGATGCGATCTGCCACTTCGTTCTCCCTTTATATATAATAAAAAATATTCAAATTACCAAGCTCGGCAAGACCAATATCTTGCTTTCCATCTCGGTCCTGGATTTTCACAATTATGGCGTGCTCTGAAACTTTTGCGGCGTGCTGGATTTGATTTGCGTATACGCATTGTTTTCTGCCCAGCTCTTTTTGCTGAGGTACCTCCATGTCCAAAGTTAACTTTAACTACATTGCCTTCGGCGTTGCGAACATAAACTTTGAATTTCTTAATATCGCCACGCATTGGTTTACCTAGTTTAACTTTGCGTCCTTGGTATTCCGCTTCATTGAGGCCTGGTTGCATAACAGTAATGTATTCTGATTCATTTTGGTTTCGTTCAATATATTCTACTAGGCATTGTGGACAATATCCTTCGGCTTCTGCAATTGGAACGCAATTAGGAACCTTACGACCTCCTTTTTTCTTCATTCCAATCATTTCATATCCACTCCAACAAGGATCTGATTCATCTATATACATTTTTTCCATATATATCTTTATAATAAATATACGTTACCAATTTTCCGGGTATGCCCATTCGGGTAGTTTTTGTAAATTTATATGTCCAGCTCGGTATTGGGTACAACTCATAATTGTCGGTAACTGTCTAGACAACCAGCCCATCAACCTATAATATTGAGATCCTTTTCGTATAGAATCTCCGTCATGATACATTGGAATAGATTTCATTTTTTCATATAATGAATCCATAAACTTGCCAGCAAATGACGAAGCAGCGTCTACTGCGATTAATCGATTTAGATAGTCAACATCTAAATATAAGTTTAGATTAATTAAACCAACCGGTTTTAAGTCAGCAATCATTTCCTCTAATGTCATATCCAACACGAGTGATGTATTGTTCATATTCAATGGAATGTCTATTATATTAACAGTGGATGGTAATCCTCGGAACGATCTTATAACTGTTTTAGTTTGTGGTTTCGACGATACTGTTATATTACGTACGCCTGGTAGCAATCCATTAAAGTTATTTATATCGCCGCCATATAACGATAGACGATTTCGAATTTCAGTATTTAATCCGACGAAGTCTGATTTATTAGGCTGGTGTATAACTAAATCCGTAACATCCACAGGGAATGAATCATATGACACCGGATTTGTTATAATAAACGCGGTGCAGTAATTTATAGCAACTGGACTATAATTAAGAGCTGGTGGAACAACTATATATAGCGGAGCATCGATGTATAACTTATCTTGGTCTGAGTATGTGATTTTACTAAAATCGCCAGATGGTACTTGATAATAATTAGTTAATAGATAATTTGCTTCATCAATTGTAGAAGCTTGTTGTTTATTTTGTAATAAACGTTCTATTTTTGCTGGAAGCTTGGGATCTGAATACTTTGTTATTCTTGCTTTACTATCACAATATAACGTATCTATTAATTTAAATGTACCTGATTTATTAGGCTGTGCAGCTGTAACTAATCTATTTACTTGTAGCCAAAACTCATTTCTAGCAGTTCCATATGTTTTTTCTTCTGGCTCGTAAAGTACATCTTTTATATCTGTGATGTTTACATAAGGTTTTATTGCAATACGAGCTGTTGGATTTTTAATATTTAAATCTTCTTCTTTAACTAGATATGCAACCATAGTACCAACTTCGATATCATATTGAATGTAACTAGCATTCGAACCTTGGTACAAATTCATGCAACTAGTCCATCCACGATCTGTACTCATACCTGCTATGTCATATGGGTGTTTCGAAAATATTATGTAATATCTTTTCGGTTTCGCAGATCGCAATTCTTCTACTTCTGGTATTTCATTGTATTGTTTTATTAATTTTTCAATTTCAATTTTTATAATGTTTCGATATCTAGCACGGGCTTCGTCAGCTGGTATTTTCTTGCCGTCGTTCTGAATCAGAACTAATTTACCAGTATCAGGATCTGGCTTAAGTAACTTTTCAACCATATCACGTACTCCGCGATCTGCTGCTGTCATTACGGCTGTAATATATTTAGACATCTTAACTTCGCGACCATACTGGTCTTTTATGGTCGGCATTGCTAAGGAGAATAAATTTGCATATCCATGAAACGTACGTTTACCTTTTTGATCAGCACTTTTCATAATTTGAAAATTAGCCTGTTCACGTTCCTTATCCAATGCATTGTAGAATTTAATTAATTGTTGCGATGGTGGGGAATCAGATATTACAACCTCTACATCGAATGGCACTGCTACACGATCTCCACGTCGAGAAACTTTAGCATCAGGTTGTTGTTTTATAAAATCTAGGATACTATCCATTTGATCTTCGATATGTGGATTGTTACCCCGCCTATCGCCCATTTTAACATAACTTTTAGCAACATGTAATGGTAGTGCTTCTTTAATTAATTGTGTCTCTAAAAGTGTCTTTAACTTATGCATTACAACTCCTGACGTATTCCTAATTTAGGAAGATATGATCTCCATGTATTCAAAATTTGATTTCGTTGCGATACGGTAATATGCTTAGTAACAACCCATGCATTTAAAAATTCATCTACTACTGATTTGAATGGTGTTCTAGATTTCTTTGCTTTGAGATATAGGCCTTGAAGCATGGCTGGAATTTCTTTATCCAACATGAAATAACGATATGCTGGAATTTTCCCGGATTGAATTTTATTTCGAATACTCATATCACTTGGCAAATATTTTCCTCGTTTAGTATTCCACCCCGATTGTGTTGTATGTTCAATTTCGTGACGAAGTATATCTCGTAACTGCATAGCTATGTCACTTAATACTTTGGGATACTCTGCTGGGTCTAATTCAAATCTAACTTCGATTAATGGTGGAGTTAAGTCGTCAGCATCTTCTGCAGTTTCATTATAAGCATCACCACCGTATCGTAAATCATTTAATCCTTCGACCCATTGTACTCGCAATGATAAATAGAAATCTAATGGAATAGTTGCATTCTCGACTTCTTCAAAATATATTTCATTGAATAATTCAGTATCTGCAATTTCAGGACGGTCTTCACCTGTTTTAAAATATATCTTAACACCAGCAAATTCACCATTAGACTCTGATACCGCGGAGTAACTATCTTTAACAACTTTGAGTAGTTTGTTTGATAGCTGTGTAACTAACGCGTCATAACGTCCTTCGATAATAAGTGTTTTCATTGATATCATATTAATAAATATCAACAAAGCAAGTTATAGTTCCAAAAATGTTCTTTATCAGAATTGAATGGAGATCCTACTTGTTGATAGTAACAATTAAGACAAAGTAGCTGTAAATTTTCTATGCGGTGGTTGGTTACATCACCATCCATATGGTCTAAAAGTAGCGGTACTGTACCATCGGTAATTCTAGGTTCCGAGTAACCACAGCATGAGCAAGCATCTGGCAAAATACTCAAAGCAAGGATCCTGTTGCGAAGCTTCCATGTTGGGTAATTTGGATACTCACCTTGCAAAATTTTATCGATTGCATATGGGCCTGATGTTGCTTTAGCAGTATCTTTTGGTATTCCGATGCCAGCCTGATTTGTGTGTAACTCATACAATGTTTTACCGGTGTCACGATCCACATACATGCATGCATACTTCTTCCAAGTATCAAAAGACACTTTCATGAATCGGGCTGCTTCGGCATTGGATTTTGTGTTTGCCATGGCATACCGGATATCTGATTCTGGTAAATCAAATGCAGAACGCCCACGACCATATACATATTTATACTGCTTTGGTTCCATTAATATACGCCCTTTTTTCTGAGCAATCGTACTGCTTCTTTTGGAGTTGTTTTAGATTCCCACATTTCATGCATCTCTGTTTTTAACTGACCCGTAAAGTCTACAAATGTTCTGTGATACACTCCACTGAGTTGTTTAACAGCATCATACCATATGGAGTATGCAGAATATCGTTCATCAAATCGGTCAGCATCTGTTCTGGTTTCCCAATATTCTAGTTGGTCGCGCAATGGCCATAAATTAATTGGCACTGCAGGATCTTTTCTACGCCCTGGTAGTTTTGGTAAATGTTTTTCTCGATTAACGGTTCTGGATATGAATTTATCCATTAAATTGATTGAACGATCTTTTGCAGATTCTCCAGAGTATACTGATTTTTTACCCATAACTTTACTTGTTTTTTTCGATTAATATAACTAGTTTTCTCCAGGCATCTTCTGCCCGGTAAATGTATTTTTTAAATTTAACAATGTCTTGTTTAGTTCGAGACTGATTCGCTCGTTTCATGTTGCGATGATATGTTGCGTGTAGCACGCCAATTCGTATACGCCGTAACCATTTAATCATTTTTTTCGTTTTATTCGTTCCGTAATTGCATTCAATCCTTCTTCACACAATATACTGCAAACATGTTCGCAGGATTCTTTGTTGTCTTGAAACACCACACATTGCTTGTTGTTATGCACAATGGTAGCACACTGAACAGCTTGGTAATAGTTGTGTCCACACACATCAATTAGTGTATCAATAACATGGTCAAACGTGTTAACATTGTCATCATTTAGTATGATCTGATACTGTGCCATCTGTGTCCTGATTGAGTATTAGTTGCACGTCTCGTATGATAGCAGCTTGTTCCCAATATTCATATTGTGCTGCATAATTTAATGAATCATTTAGAAATCTAAGCTTACGATCATGATCCCAATGTGTTGGCCAATGCCATTCATCAGTTTTCATCACGTTGATAGAGTCTCTGAATAACTGCTCTATATAATTTTTATTTGCGGTATTTCCCATATCATTATTATATAGAAATAGTATCAGTAATCCAATTATTTCAATTTTAGTTTTTGACCTAATTGTATCATATCGGTTTTTAATCCGTTTAACTTTTTAATAGAAGCTACTGATGTTGTGTAACCAACTGTAATTAATTTATCCACAATACCAGTTAGCGTGTCCCCTGCTTGAACTAACCATGTATTTTGTTTTGCGGCATTCACCGCTCGTTGCATCTTTGGTCCGAAACCACCAGTTGGCGTAATTAGTGTGTTATCAACAGCTGTTGGTTGTGATAGTAATGGTTTTAAAAATTTATTAAAGAAATCCGAATTTCGTTTTGTTAATTCTTTACCGCCGGCATATCTTTTATAGTTTTGAGATGCGGTCTTCCAATCCTTTCGAACTACAGCGGCAGTGAATTTCGGGAACTCAGAAAGGTTACCTAGGTTAAATGCAAAGTCAGTAAGCATTTTTAACTGCGTAGAATTCAATGTTTTACCAGGAAATTTCTTTGTGATATAGTTTTTTACCTTGAGCTCAGCTTCTGCTAAATCTCGCTTTAACTGAGCTTCTGCTTTACTTTCTGGCCATTTAATACCAGGTTTAACATCTGGTCCGGTGTGACCATATCCGATTGTCCAAACACCCACTGAATCTCGATATGCTTTATGAAAGCCACGTGGATCTTTTATCGAACCTTCCTGATCTTTAATGTATGCAACATATTCTGGATCTGTAGTTATAGATTCCGTTAATAAATTTTTTAGATTGATCATTTTAGTGGACCTCCAGTTAGCCATGCTGTACAAGTTCTATCAGCTGCACACTTGAATTTAAACACATTGCAATAACCTAAATCTGCTTTTTTAATAGTTGATTTTGCATCGATGCCTGGTTCATTCCCGTAATGGCCGGTCTTAATGCCCTTTTCTATGCAACTCAACATTTTCTTTGTTTGGTCAAATGCCGCACAGTTACCGCATCGCATCGATTTAACTTCGGCCTCTGTTGTTTTCCAACGCTTAGCAGCATCTTTCCAATACTTACCTGGCTTTTCTGGATTTGCCGGACCGTAATAATATTCATCGATTGCATGTTGACGATTTTCTAAATTAACATGCATATCCTGCGTTGCTACGGGACATTTAGTGTTAGCCTCGATTAAGAGATGTTTAAGCTTTTCCATTATCGTTTATGTTTTGATATTTCAACAGCTGCAAGTTGTTTTAATGCAGCTTTTTTTGTTTTAGGTTTCTTTGATAATCGACGACCTGTTTCTGTAGTAGCAAAATAACCAGCATCAGTTTTCTCAATGCGTTCTGGCATCAATTGTCTCAGATGATTTTTAAAGTCAGCTGGGATGAATTGTGGTTGTTGTGTGTTATATGAATCAGTCGAATGTGATGCTCCCATTAAGAACCCACCAACTTCTTCCACATCGTCTTTTGACGTTGCAATGTGATCCACTGCCCAACCATGTCCATTAGATAGCATCTGGTCAATCTGTGATGGATCCATTTGTAGCATAGCATCAACCATTTTTTTAATAGTTTTTAGGTTCTGAAAAAACATGTAGTTTTCAGTAGTATCATGATTCATGTTTGAACTACAACCACATTCGTCAAGTCGTTTCATGTTATGCCTTTGCTACAACAGACCAAATAGCACCAGTAAGTGTCATAATGCCACCAGCAATTTCAGTTACTGCCGTTTCGTCTGCAATACCATGCATCACCAAGATACCGCCAACAAATGTTAACACGTGACGCATAATTCCTAAAATTTGTTCTTTTGTCAATTTCATAATATTTTTCCTTTATTATAAATATGTTTTTATCAATTAAACTTCAAAAATTAAAGTAACTGTGGAGTTACAATTTAATCCGTTGATTGCTCCGCCGGTGCTTACTATTTTAATCGATAACATATCGCCAAATGATGCAGTGAATGGCGTAGGATCGACTAGACTTTTAACATAGGTGTCGCTACCAAAACTATTAGCCGTGCTGATCTGCGCAGTGGATATTGATTTACTAACAGGGGTGCCGGCTCCGTCCCGGACCACAGAAAAATTAATTTTATTAGCACCAGATGGATTTTCGTTGAATACTGAAATACTAGCAGATACCAATGTTCCTGTCCATGGACTTGTTACCCCAATTTTATTAATATCAACAACAGGCTGTGTCGAACCATAATTACCATAGTAATATGGCGTAGTGGATGATGTTATCCAGGTACCATGTGTAAACTGCAGTGAAACATTGTTATTGCCAGATGTACCTGCATTCAATGCATAACTCGATGTAACAGCAAACGAAGCAGTGCCAGTAAATGATCCAGAAAAGGATCCTGTTGCTACAACGGTATCTGTGCTACCGCCACTTAATGCATCGATTGCACGAGTAACATGTTCTGATTGAATAGTACCACCATCGGTAATACCAGTTTTATTTATTATTGCCATTATTCATATTCCTTTTTTTATATATGGGCCAATTCTGTGTTTTTTCATTCAACCAAGCTTCGCGGTCATCACACCCACAATCTTCATCTAGTATCTGTGCAATACGTTTTGCTAACTGATCTAATCCGGTTGCTTTGGTAATCTTTTTGATATCGCTACCCAATCCTACGGGTTTATTTTGCATATTGTGCTCCATTTTGCATTGCGTTACGAAGTTGTATAATCATGGTTTGCCATTGTGCGGTATGTGGAATTTCAAATACCTGGGTTCCTGGATATGTGTAGGTTTCTCCAGGTTGCATGTATTCTGCATGGCCGGTGTCATCAATTCCTAGCACTGGAACTTTTACGTTCTGCATGGTGATTTGATTGCTAGGTATCATTGTGCACCGGCCCGGATGTTTCCATTGTCCTTGTGGGTCCTGTACTCCAGCTGTTGACTGCATAACACGATCCCATCCTGCTTGATCTAATTTTTGTTTTCCGGTGATGTGCATTACCAATGATTCGGTAACATCTTTATCTGTTTTAAATGCAGATGGCAACAAGTATTTATCAGCTTTCAATGCTTTTGCTAGTATAGCAACCAAGCTACCACCCGGTGCAATTGCCATTGTAGTTAATCCTAATAGTTTCACAACATCGCCCATTTGACCCCGAATCCATTTCCATTCAGTGTCTGTTAGTTTCTCTCCATTCAGATACTGCAATAGCATGGCCATGGCTTGTTTAGTTTCTGCAGATTCGGTTTTTACCGCATTTACAATTTTACGCGCATGCTGTTTTGCTTTGCTAGCTAACTCCGCAGTTTTTCCTGTCTTAGAGCCACCATCGCGTTCATTTACAACATGTTCTACAGAAAGGCGACCCATTGTAACCTTTTGTTCTAATCGTTTTAAACGTTCTAAATATCCTTTATTACGTAGATGTTTATATGCCATGTTTTCTATAGAATATTCACCTTCTGCTTCTAATCCGGTTTGTCGGAGATGCTGAAGTCGTTGTTTTATGTTTTCTATGCGTTGTTGGATTCTCGGGTCCGTTTCTCGAAGCGAATCAATCTCATATTCATATGGTTCTGCTTTTTGTTGTATGGCTGAATCGTCTACTGATACTGTATCGGAACTCGGCTTCTGTATCCATTTGTTATGTAGTAGTGAATATGATCCTACCGATGAATGCATTTCTTGATTTGAATCTTGTGCATACAATTCAATGTTCATACCCTTGTATGTTAACGGATAATTGTTGTTCCATACGCTTTTTTTGGCGTGCATGTAGTTGTTAACTAAATGCAGATTATCACCAACTTCTAAATAATTGATCACTACATGCAAATCAATATCGCTATGCTCGGTCCAATTGTAATTGGCACTGCTTCCTATGATTATTATATCTAGTATAGTTGCATCCGTTTCCAGAAAATCATAAAAGGCTTTGGCAATTTTAATGAAACCAGCACGAAGTTTAGGACGAAGTTTATCTCCATTCCACAGCTTTGGGTTCAATGTGCTCTGTGTTTCGTATTCGCGTATCATATACTAATAAATATGATTATTTCCAAAAGAGCTGCACAATTATCAAAGCAAATGCTAATCCGAGAGAAACCATGGTTTTCATGTTGATTGCTTCATCACGAAACCAATATGTCATTAACGTAAAAATGAAAATGCCGGCACAAAATGAAATGAAACGACCTGGCCAAAATAAACCTCCAAATCCCTGCACAACTAGATTTGTTGCCTCCATGAACAATGCAGTGATTGGAACACCCAAAATCATCAATGCCCATCGCCACGTTTTTGCCCATGGCCAAATTAATGGACCGTTTACTTGTACCCATACTAGTATTTGACCAATGATAAATAATAAGAATGCTAATGCGATATGTCTGTAACTCATACTTGAATAATATGAATTATTCTGATAAAATCAAATACGTTCGCCTTTATGATTGTCAATTTTATCTAAGATTGTGTTTAAAAGATCTGCTTGAATTAATCCAGCCATTGATGCATTTTTTAAAGCACTTAGTATCTGAAACACAATAAACGGAATCAGAATTGTTTCACTCAGCCAATCCGTACCCGAAAATCCATGTTCAACAGATAACAGAACGGTCATGAATATGATCCACACCACCATGGTTACTAGAACCTTTAATGCTTTTCTGGTTTGGAAGCCTTCTCGTTTGCATCCGGCAATTATTCCAAAAAATCCATCCAGCAGCACAACGCAGACCAAAGATAGGTATTGCTCTGCATGATCCATTGTCATGTTGAAGAAATAACTTCCAATAAATGCAAGTGTACCGGATACTGAAAGTACTGTCATTAGTGCCGTTGTTTTCAATTTTAGTGTCTCCATTACAATGTTTTTAGCATGGTTATCATTCTAGGACACGGATAAATATCAATTTTATCTTTTCGATATGAATTGTGAGTATATAATCCGGTTTCTCCACGTAAAGCTTTTGTGTTTACTGTGAAACACTGATCATAGTTAAAAGTTAGGTCTATGTTGTATTGTGATCTCCAATACACAAGTAAATCGTGCACTGCTTCAATTTGAGCATCTGAATATCGGTGAAAGTATTTATGGCCTTTATATGCCTCTGCTAATTCCGTTACAGCTTCTTTAGGAACTTCTCGATCTACATAACTATAAAACTTATCGCCACGTTTTTCTAGTTGTCCCCAATTGCATATTTCAATACCAATTGAATGCTTGTCTAGTTCGACGTATGGAACTTTGTATGCACGAAACACTTCTTGTTTAACACCTAGGTGGTATGCCCAATGGCGTGAAGAAAATGCTTGACAAATTTCACCATCTGTGGAATTCTTCCCTGGTCCTGATATTGTTACGCAGGTTGCTATACGACCTCGATCGTCAGTATTCCAATTCTGAATGGTTGCTACGCCAGAACTATTACCAGCAGTGTGATGCAACACAATCTGATGCTTCTTTACTTCGGTTTTAAAATATTGTGATTCGCTTAGCGGTACTTGTTTAATTTTAGATAACTCTAATGCCATGTTTAATCTTCTCCGAAAAAGTTCGTTAAAAATTTACCAACTACACCAAAAATTAAAGCTGAGATTGCTAACCATTTTGCTTCTTCATAAATAGCAAATCCGGTAATGGTAGTGCTAACACCTAGCAATGCATCTCCTAATTTTCTCCACTTCGCCGGCGTTGGCTTGTAATAATTTTTCTTCATATCAAAATTCCACTTTGCCATAACGATGCCTTTGTTTGGTAACTTTAGTATAAATATGACACTAGATATATTTCAAGTTAGTTTTTGGATCATGTTTTATATAACTACCCCATTTGTAGCGAGCATACTCATGTCCTTTTGATTCGGCCTGTTGTCGCATAGCTCCATTTGTAGATGCCGATGCAAAATGATAAAAGTGACAATTCCATGTTCTAATCATTTTTAAACCTGAAAGTTGACATTTTAAAAAGAAATCCCAATCTGCTACCATTCCCATTTCATAGTTTTCATCCCATCCGCCAATTCTAATAAAATCTTGTTTAGACATGAATATAGGTAATGTAGATCCACATTCCTCAGTTTTATCTCCGGATGCATAATGATAGTCATATAACCAAAAAGTTTCTAAATCAAATTCGCTAGCTGAACATCCCAGATCCTTTATATGAAATTGGTTGAACATACTAGGATATGGTTCAATTTGATTAGGAGTGATTACGCTATCTGAAACAAAATCATCTTCTAATGTTGTGTCCCAAAATCGTGGAAATACATTATCATCATTAACAATTAAAATTTTATCATGTCGAGCATTATATACGCCTAAATTCGTTCCTCGACACAGTCCAATATTTTGTTCTAGATTCAAGACGTCAATTGAATCTTTCCATCGTTGTAGAACCTCAGCATTTATGTCATAATG